CTACGATGCGGCTCTTGGCGCGGGCGTGTACCTGCCCTGGCGCAGCTTGGGGATGCGCAGTTGCAGGGAGCCGACGCGGGTATCAAGGCTGCGGTCACGGGAGCCGTTGCGGTAACTGACCCGCTCGGCGCTTCGTTCGTGGCGGCTGGCCCCGATCAAACCGTCCACATCGGCTTTTATGAGAAGCTGCAAGACGGCTTCCGCCAGGGAGCGAAGAAAATCGCCGCCGTCGGCCTTTTGCATCAGCTCAATGAATGCCATGCTGTCCTCGGCCATCGTGGTCTCCTTTGGTTGCAGGTGCGGCTTCGCAACTTCACCTTACAGCCAATCGGCCCGATGGCCACCTCGCCCATCCCGTCCAGGCTGGCGGTATCCCCCGCCAGCCTGGACGACTCCAGAATTTACACCACCTCCGGGGACGCTACCCGTTGGTCAGTGTGGGGAGTCAGGCAAAGTGAGAAATGGCGTGGGGCCTAGATCGGGTGGGCTCAACGTGGGCTGAACATAGGCCGGACGTGGGCTTGCGGGAGACGGCCAGGCGCGCGGGAGGGGCGGAAGGCAAGATGAGAAATTGGGCCAAAATGAGGGGAAAAATATCAGGCAAAGTGAGACAGTATGGAGGGCATTTACATGCCCGAGCCAAGAAGTATCGGATCGCCGAAGGCGATGGGCGTAAAAAAAGAGCTAATAGCCCATTCTAACACGAAAATCAGTTTACCCCGCCTCACCCACCGCTTGGTTCTGCCTCGGCGGCTCCAAGCGCCGCTTCAACTCTTGATTCTCTTTTTCCAATTCTTCCATGCGCTTGGCCATCGCATCCGCCTTGGCTTCCAGGTCGGCCAGCCGCTTTTCCATGTGCGCCAGCGTCCGCTCGCTCCTCACCGCTTGATGAAACGCGTTGATATTGCTTGCTAAAGCTGTCCGGTAAATGGTGTCGGACTCCAAGACTTCGATGGTCTTGGTGACCATATCCGACATCCGAAATTCCTCCTGCGGGGCGGTCAAAAAAGCCTCCGCAGGGGCGGGAGCAGGCGCGGGAGCTTCCTTCACGGCCTCCCCTCGGCGCATCGGGCCGGTTCCGAAGAAAAGCCAATCAGCTAAAATATGATTATTTTCCGCAATAAATTCAATCCAACCTGATGGTATCTGCTGCCTTTTCCTTGCGGCGGTTATTGACTGTGGCTTGATGTCAAGAATCCTAGCCAGCTCGGAATCTTTTTGCACCCCGCACGCTATAAATATTCGTCTGAGACGCTCCTCAAATTTCCGAGCATCTAGGCCATGCTCGGAAATTTGCTCGGAAATCGACGCGGCGTCTTTTTCTTGTGAGTTATCCATTTATAACACCGGGTTAAGTGCAGGCGAGACGAATCAAAGCTAAAATTTGCTCGGAAATCAAATTCGAGCTTGATAGCTATAAAATTTTAGCTTAATCCTCTTCTCACGGGGTGACGACTGTCACCGTTACGAACGTAGCTACCAGGGCCGGCAATAATCCTCAATGTCCGGCGGCCCGGAAACTTTGGATCGGAGCACTCGGAATTGGTTGCCCACTCGCGACGCCTCAGCCTGCTCGAACTGGTCGAGCTCAATCCGGACGCGGACATCGCGGTGTCCATGGATCGGATCGTCCAGGCGGCCAAGCTGTCGCGGGCCGAAGCGGTGGATCGGCTCAACGAGGCCGCGCGGCGGTTCGGCGTGCGGCTGGCGGCCGGCAGCGCCAAGGAACTGGGGCTGGCCACCTTCGAAAAGTGGCTCAACCCCAAAGAGGCCGAATACGTGCCGAGCGTTCGCGCGCTCAATCTCTTCTGCCACGTATTCGGCTCGGTCGAGCCCCTCGACATCCTGGCGCGGTCGCACGGGCTTGGGTGGCGGGTCATCGACGGGGACGACGCGAAGCTCCTGGAGCTGGCCCGCACCGAACGGGAGATCAAGGCGCTTCGTGAACGCAAGCGGAAAATAGAGGCGGAACTATGAAACGCGCAGGCAACCGAATCAAATACTGGATGTCCGAGAACAACCTCAAAATGGTTGATATCGAACGTGAAATCCAGATTTCACATTCGCTGGTGTCCGACACCATCCACGGCAAGCGCAACAACCGCCGGGTGTTGCAGGCCCTGCTGGACGCCGGCTGCCCGGCCAAGATGCTCGATCTGCCGGCGGACATGAAGGGCAAGCAAGCGGCGTAGCCGCCAGGAATTTCCGCGCCTCGCGGCGTCCGGGGGCCGAGCGGCCAGACTGCCAGTCCACCCGGCACCAGAGGTAGAGCGACCTGATCGCCATCCCCTGCGGGGCGCGGAAAATATCACAGCACGAAGGAGGTAGGCGCGATGATTCAGGCAGAAATCGAGAGGCGGTTCGGGTTGGCGGTTGAGGGGTTCCAAAAAGCGCTCGCAGGCAAAGGTTCTGACGGATTTTACAGAGAGTTTTGCGTGGACAGGGTCAATCCGAACAGGATTCAGCGGACGCTCGAAGGGGCCATGGCCCGTTGCCGGTATGTCCCTCACGTCAGCGTGTCACTCAAGGATGGTTGGCGATTCGATCCGGCCATATATGCAACACGCGACTACTGCAAAGACGGGTCATACTGTGAGTTTGATTACTTGGGGATCGACAACGAGTGCCTTGTTGTTGTGGATTATCGCTGGGGCGACACAATAGATATCTCCGTGCGCGCCTTTCCTCTAAAAGTTATTTCGTCGATTTATGTAGGATATGAAGCGATGCTTTTTACATACAGCAACGAAAGAGCTTTTTGGTCGGGAAATCTTCCTGCCATCGTCTCTCCGGTGACGAGCGAAAGGAGGGTGATGCAGTGAGCAGGCGAAAACGGATGGCCGGGAAGGCGGAAGAGATGCGGCAGGTTGCCCAGGTTTTGAGGCAAAACGGCCTGCCGGAAATGGCGGTTCGTGCGGCGCTTGTCGGCCTGTGCGGCGTCCAGGTGTTGATGGCCGACAACGGCTCTGCCTACAGGGCTACGAACCTGTTGACTCAATTTTTAGGGGAAAAATAGCCCCTTGCGAAACCGCCCGCCCCGCGCGGGCGGTCGTCGGACGGTGGCGCGTCCGGCCTGATGAGCAGCCAACAAAAGAGAAGCGCCTATGTCATGGTATCAACCAGAAGACTTGCAAATCATCTTCCGGGATTCAATCGACTCCCCGGAAGGGGTGTTGGGCGACCTTTTCTTTCATGAAAAGCTCAAACTGTTTTTTTGGAATCGTCTGATTCCGACATTTCTTCGCCGGCGTTTAGTGGGTTCACGTCTCCATGGATGGGTGGTCCGTGCTTAAGCAAAACGGATTTTGCGTAGGTGCGTCCATATGCGTCGAGGATGGATACCTTGATGCGTGGCGGATTTCCCAAGGCGACAATGTCTTTGACTTCCCCACTACAATGCTCCTGTCGGGATGTGCCTGGCGCGAGTTCTGCGGGGAGCACATCTTTCCATTGCCGTGGAAAATTCCAGTATTCCCCAATTGGAATTTGAGAACGCTCTTCTCCAAATACGCGACTCAAGTCAATGATGCGCTGTCCGACCTCATACTTCGCTTCTGGGTCAATCTGGAGAATCGTCCCATCCATGCACCAATTTATGGAGACAACCGAGTTGTTGCGAGCGGAACAGTTGGAAACATCCATGACGATGTCCACGATTTTGGCGCGCCTCGGCGGATCAATGGAATAATACCCCGGTTCCCCAGTGAGATCGGCATCGAAAAGATGCCCCGCCCGGGGAGTGATCAAAAGTCCCGGCCGCTGATGTCGGAATGTCCACACGGCATTCGTGGCGGCGATGACAAAGCCCAGAATCCCCAACGTGGCGGAAATTGTTTCAAAGGTCGTCATGGGATGACCGGCTCCAGGTCCCGGTAGGCAATAACCTATCAGGGGGCGCGGAACTCTATCAAGCGGACGGACGGCGGCACAATGAAAGACGCTTATACGACAAGTGAACTGGCTTCGGCTCTGGGATTGACGCCTCGGGCGATCAGTTCCCGGGCGAAGAAAGCCGGATGGGTTGTCGCCGAGCAGGCAGGGGCTGGCAAGGGATGGCGGGAAAAGTCCTATCTGACTTCCTCCCTCCCTGCCGAGGTCCAGGACGCCATGGCCGCCCACGAAGGCACGACTCTTCCCGCCGTCTTCGACGACGAAACGTCGCTCACCGAAGACCAACGGCGCGGGGCGTTGGCCAGGGCGGACCTCGTGCGGCTCTACACCGAGGCATTGGCCAAGGCCACGCGCAAGGGGCCGGCCGGAAAGGAATTCCTGGCCGCCTACCGGGCCGGCGTTTGGCCGAAGATCAAAGAGACCCTCGGCGACCGCGTGTCCGTCCAGTCCTTGGAACGCTGGAAAACGACCTTGCGCCGCACTGGCTCCGCCCTGGCCCTGGCCGACACGCGCGGCGGCGTACGCATCGAACCAGCCGTGACCGAGCGCCATGCCCAGTTGCTCCTCGCCCTGGCCAGACATCCCAACAAGCCGCGTCTGTCCCAGGTTTGCCGCATGGCCCGCGAGGCCTTCAAGGCCGCCGGCCTGCATGACTGCGCCGACATCACGCTCTACCGCTACCTGAAACGGTGGATGGCGAACAATTACGGCGAATGGGTCTACTCCCGGGAAGGTGCCAAGGCATGGAACGACAAGTGTTGTCCGTCCATCTTCCGCGATTTTGACAAGCTGGCTGTCGGCGACATCGTAGTGGGTGATGGACACGTGCTCAACTGCGAAATTTTGGACCCCGAGACCGGCAAGGGGGCCAGAATGGAGATGGTGCTTTGGTACGACATGAAGTCGAACTTCCCGCTTGGCTGGGAAATCCTGCCCACGGAAAACACCTTTGCTATCGCTTCGGGGCTTCGCCGAGCCTGTCTGCGACTCGGAAAATTCCCCAAGTATCCCTACTTGGATAATGGGCGGGCCTTCAAAGGCAAATTTTTCACAGGAGTTGACCTGGAGCAAAGCGGCTTGGGCGGCATGTTCCAGGAACTCGGCATGGACCCGATGTTCGCATGGCCCTATCACGGCCAGTCCAAGACGGTTGAGCGTTTTTTTGAGACGTTTGCCGAGTTAGAAGTATGGGTACCGGCATACACAGGAACCAGCATCGAGAACAAGCCTGCTCGCCTGCATCGCAACGAAACACTCCACAAGAAGCTCTACGAGGCCGCCGGCGGTCGCCCGCTCACCATCCCTGAAGCCCATGCGGCCATTGCGATTTGGTTTGATGCCTATGCCGACCGTCCCCAGCGCGGTCATTTGAAAGGCAAGACACCTCGTGAAGTTTTCGAGGTCGGACGCGGCCCGGGCCTGACCGACGCCGATCTTGTCAAGCTACGGTTGTGCATGCTGCGCAAGACCATCCGCACCATCGACAAGGACGGCATTAGCCTTTTCGGTGAACGCTACTATCACCCGTTCTTGCATCATCTGCGGCATCCGGTGCTCGTGCGTTACGACGACCAGGACCGAAGGTCCGTACTCATCTACGATGAAGCCGGGAAAAATCTTATCTGCGAGGCTACGCCCAAGCGCAAAGTCCATCCTGCCGCCCGCCAGATGGGCACAGACGAGGATCGGGCTATTCTGGCAGAGGAAATCGGTCTGAAAAAGGCCCTGGAACGGCAAGTCACAGCGAGTGCCCGGGAGTTTCTGGAAACCGTGGTGCTGCCGGAAACCCAGCGCCGCATGCAGCTCGTTGCCGAGCAGAAGGCGGCCCCGCCTGCCCTGCCGGAACCTCCCGCCCCGAATGTCAAGAGCATCGAAGCCGCCAAGTCCGCGGCACGAGCCAAGCTCGAGGCCGCGCCGGCCTATGTGCCGCCGGCACAGATGGCGACCATCGTCACCGAGCTCGACCGCTACGAATACCTTTTCAACGTGTCCGTCCGGGACGGCGTGCCCCTTCGCGAGACCGACGCCGCCTGGATGGCTCGTTACGAGCAAACCGAGGAATACGCGGCTTGCGCGCGCCGGCGCTTCGAGCAGTTGCGCACGGTTTACGCGCGCCGCCGCATGGCCGCCAACGGGGGAGAAAACGCATGAAATCGGTTTTTGTGGAGACGGGCAACGTGACCGCATTTCGGCGGGCCGTGCTGACCGTCGAGGATACCGAACGCGGTCAACCGGGCATCGTCGTCGCCTGGGGACAAGCCGGCCGGGGCAAGACCTTTGCCGCACGCAACAGCTACACCGAACGCGGTGGAGTGTTTCTGTCCGCCTGGGAGAATGAAACCCAGGCATCATTCCTGGGGCGTTTGTGCTTTGAGACGATCAAGGCGAAAGCCCCGCGCTCGGCCAGCGCCTGCAAAGTGTGCATCATCGACGCCCTGAAAACGCGCCGCGACCAGGGCCAGGTCGCTTCCATCTACATGGACGAGGCCGATCGGCTCGCAATCGGCCGCATCAACGACCTGCGCGACATCCACAACGAGACTGGTTGCGCCGTGATCCTTATCGGGGAGGAAGAATTGATCGGCCTCCTCTCCAACCAGCGCCGCATCTGGTCCCGTGTGACCCAGGAGGTGCCCTTTGGGCCGGTGGACGAGGCCGACGTCGCCGCTTTTGCTTTGGAGGCGGCCAATCTCGACCTGACGTCCGAGGCTTGCGCCATGGTCCGGGGCACCTCCGACGGCGACATGCGGCTTGTGCGCAACATGGTGCAGCTCCTGGAGCAGGCCGCCAAGGCCCGGGAAACCAATCGCGCCGACGCGGCCATGGTGAAAGCCATACAGAAGCAACGGTCCTGGAGGCGGGGATGAGCGGAACACTGCAACGCATGGCCTCCGAAGGCATCATCACTGCGGAAACGATCCGCTCGGCCATCGTTGGCCTGGTCGAGAACGGAGCCGAGTATGTGACTCCGGTTCTGATTCGCGAAGCCCTGGGGTTGAAGCAAGACGACCCGCGCGTGCGCTGTGCCCTGCGCGACATGGTGAAACGCAGGGAGCTGGAGCGCATCGAGATAGGCAAATATCGGTACAACCCGGCCGCCCGGGATGAAAGCCGCCGCGACTCCGAATTCTATCCGCGCATCTGGCGGGCCATCCGATCGGACAAGCCGGGCTTTACGCTCCAGGACATCGCCCTAGTGACTCGCGTCAGCTATTCGCATGTTCGCAAGTATGCAAATTTTTTAGAAGAGGCTGGCTATTTGGCCCGCTACGGCATGGCTGGCCAGCGTCGCAAATGGCGGGCCACCCGGCTTGCCCAGGACACGCCCGAAGCGCCCTATCCACCCCGAAAAATCAAGGACCCGTTCGAGCGGGAAAAGAACTTGGCCTTGGGCTTGGTGCAGGCGTTCTTGCTGCGTGACCCCTACCAGCCCCTTGTGCGGGGCAAAATCGTCGAGAACTGCCGGGCTATCCTGGCCCGGTTCGAGAAGGAGGACCAGGATGCAACAGCTTAGGGAAGTGCTCGCCGACCTCATGGCCGTGGACGAATTGTCCGACGCCCAGGCCATCAAGGCGCGCGTGATCGTGGCCCGGACGAACCTGCGCCAAGTGATCCAGCAAATGGGGCTGCCCACGGCCAGGGTGGTCGGCCTCGGCGAAAGCAAGGAGGTAAAGGTATGAGCGGTGAAGCACAGGCCCATGAGGGCTACATGGAAAATGCCCTCGGGCATCTGATCCCACTGGACAAGGTCAAGCCCGTGGATCTGGCCCGCCACGAGTTGGTCATGGAGCTAGCCCGGTCGGCCATGGCCCTGCAATCCGAAATGAAGCGCTTCCGGGACAAGGCCATGGGTGATGTGGAGGCCTTCGCCGACCTCTCAGCGGAAATGTACGAAGCCCCCATCGGCGGCAAGAAGGGCAATGTGCGCCTGGTGTCCTTCGACGGCCGCTTCATGATCCAACGCCAAATCTCGGAAAATCTCGTGTTTGACGAGAGGTTGCAGGCTGCCAAGGCGCTGATCGACCAATGCATCACCCGTTGGGCCGAGGGCAGCAACAACAACATTAAAGCCCTGGTGAACAGCGCCTTTAACGTGGACCGCGAAGGCCGCGTCAACGTCGGGCGCATCCTGGGCCTGCGCAGCCTGGACATCTCCGACCCGGACTGGCTGCAAGCCATGAAGGCCATCACCGACAGTATCCAGGTGGCCGGCTCCAAAGCCTATTTGCGCCTCTACAAGCGCCGCGACAGCGACGGCAAGTACGAGGCCATCCCCCTCGATCTGGCGGCTCTCTAACCCCCAAACAAGAAGGATGGCATTATGACCAAGGCGGAACTCATCGAGAAAATCAAGGCGCAGCTGGCGGACAATCCCAACACCAAGCACATCCACGAAAAGACGGTCATCACCGCCGTGCTCGACGCGCTGGGCACGGTGGCCGCCGAGAGCTTGGCCAGCGGCGGCGAGGTGCCCCTGTCGGGGCTTGGCAAGTTGAAGTCCAAGCAGCGCAAGGCGCGCACGGGGCGCAACCCCAGGACCGGGGCTCCCGTCGATATTCCGGCCCACATGGCGGTGTCGTTCGATCCCGGGAAAGCGCTGACGGACGTACTGAAATAAGACCCCATGCGAAACCGCCCCACGTGCGGGGCGGTCGTCGGACGGTGGCGCGTCCGGCCCGATGAGCAGCCAGGGAAAAACCCGACATGCATAAGCCAATCACGGATGCATCATTATCGATTGTAAGGGAAGTCGTCAGTATCGGATCGACACCGATAGCATTGCCTCTGAATGTTGTGAAAGAAATGATCGCCAGGATAGACATTCAGGGCAAGAAGATCAGAGCTTATAAGACTCTCGTGGACTGTCACGACAACTACTTATGTGAAGTAGACCAAACAAGCGCTGTGTCGCAACGGCTGCTCTGTTTGGAAAAGGCGCGACAGGAGTTAAACAAAATATGAGCGAGAAACAAGAACGAATCCTCCGCGTCGTGCGCAAGTTGTTCGATTTGGCGAACGGCGCGGGTACGCCGGAAGAGGCGCAAAGCGCGGCGATGAAGGCCCGCACCCTGCTCTCGGAATACAGCCTCTCCATGCCCGACGTGGAATGGCAGGCGATGGCGGACGAGTTGTCTTGCGAGGAGCGGACGCAGCCCCTCACGACGCCCCATGTGCCGTCCTGGGTGAAAATCCTCTTCCGGGGCGTGTGCAGGGGCTTCGGCGTGGAGGGGTTCCATGGCTGGGCCGGAGAGAAACGTGCCGCCACCTTCGTGGGGGTCGACCCTGACGTGTCGCTTGCGTCGTACACGTTCGGCTTCCTCTACCGGGTCGGCAAGCGCGCCCCGGGCATGCAGAAAAAGCGGGAACGCCAGCGGAACCAGTGGCGCATGGGGTTTGCGTATGCGCTGTATTCTCGCCTCAACGAATACCAGCACCATGAGCAGTCGAGGCAGGAAATGGCCCTGATGCCCGTGAAGCACGATCTCGCCAGGGACTACATCGCGAGCAAGTACCCCAACCTTGTCGCGGCGACCCCCATAAAGAAGGTGCGCCCCACGAAAGCGTACCAGGCCGGCTATGCGGAAGGCCTCCGGGTGCAATGGGGCCAGCCCGTGGGGACCGGAGGGGACGCCGCGCCCATGCTCGGCAAATAACCCCATGCGAAACCGCCCCACGCGGGGCGGTCGTCCGGGCGTGGCGGCCCGGGCCTGATGATGCAGCCAGGGAGAATAAGCATGGAATGGCGCACCATTCCCGGGTTTGAGGACTACGAAGTGACGCTCGCCGGCCATGTCCGCCGTCGGGACACGCGGTACAGGGTCAGCCGTGTCGGCAGCCGGTATCGCCTGCGCGCCAACGGCCAACTCCACAAGATGCTGCCGGCGGAGATCGTGGCGCTTGCCTTTCCCGGCCCGGAAATCGTGGAGCGTCTTCGGGCGCGCGTCACGGAGCTGGAAAAGGCCCTGCGTCAGGCCCGGGAAGGCAATAAAGCCGCGACCGCGCCTGTCGCATCGCCGAAGCGTCCGCAGCCGTCCGCGCCGCCGGCCAAGCCGCAAGCCGCCGTCCGCAAAGAGCGCAACGCCGAGCCCCGTGTCAAAGCGGACACGGTGAAATCCCCTCGTGCCTCTCGCCCATGCCCCCCCCAAAAAAAGCAGCCTGCCGCCTCGCAGCCGGAACACCACGGCGATGCGAGGCTGCGTGCGTGGATTCGGCCGGAGCATCCTATTTCGCAGGGGTGTCCCTGGCAGACGGGGGCGCTCCACGTGGAGACGGCCTGGGATTGGGCCGGAATCGTTTAGGGAGGTGATCATGTTCGCCAAGGAAGATCGTTTTTACGCAGACGACAAGGCCGTTCGTGGGAGAGCCGGGATTTTCGACCGGGCCAAGGGCCACCGGCTGGTATGCTTCTTCTTTCCCGACCCCAACGATGCGGAAGCCGCGCCGAAGATCGCCCGTGTGTGCGCCGACGCCCTCAATGCGGTCGTGACCGGACGCCAAGGGGGGGGGCATGCGGCCGGGTGACGTCGTCACCAGCCGTCGCCACAAGGGTTTGATCCGGCTGGTGGTCGTCTACACCAACGGCGGCGGCATCGGCAAAAAGCTCAAAAAGGATGGCACGCCATCCCGGCGGGAAGTGGTCTTCGGACCGGGAGACATCATGGCCGTGCGCCAGACCCTGCCGGGCTGCGGCAATGATGCCGGGCCGGGGAAGACGCGGAGAAAATGGAGGTAGCCATGTATCTTGATTGGCAAGAGACGCTTCCCCAGGGGACGCGGGTGTTCACTGTAGAACCCGGTTACAAGAACTGCAAGGTGCCCGGGCGGTATCTGGTGCGTCGCCTTGGAGACAAGCTCGTTTGCCCGGGCTGTGAACTGTTGTGTGCGCTCCAGGCGATGCATCATCCCTTGGAAGGCGAGGCCATCGTCGTGCGCAAACGCTATGTCCCTGCTCCGACGAGGATACCGTCATGACCGCAACCGCTCCCAGGAGGTGAACCATGGCAACGCGATCCTTTGTCCCGTGCGCGGCCATCTACAACATGCAAAGCAAGGTCTTTTTCGGGACGCTGCTCAAGGCCACCACGCTTTCGTATGAGGCCGACAAGGAGTTGTTGGTGGAAATGTTCGGCCGCATCCTCGGCGGCCCGGCGGCGTCCTGGTCGCAGTTGACCCTTGGCCAGCGCAACCAGGTGCTCGACGCCCTGGCCGCGCAATGGCTGTCCGAACATGCGGCCGTGGACATCCCGCTTTTGCCCAAGCGCCTTCGGGACTGGCGCAAGGGCGACAAGGCCGACGGCTACGAGCGCCTGGACATCCCGGCCGGCCCGTTGGCCCGGCAGAAGCGCTACATCCTCATGCTGTGGTGCCTGCTCGGCTACGAGCCCAAGAGCCTGGACGGCCGGGTGTCCAAGCAGTTCGACGTGGAAAAATTCGTCTGGCTGACCGACCCGGCGGCCCTGGCCACCCTGGCCAAGGACCTGTGGAGCCGCTGTCGCAAGGCCGGCATCGATCCCGAGCCGGCCGAGGCCGGCGGCACGCGGCGCGCACTGGCATGACGCATGGGGTCGGACGAACGCGAGGCGTTGCGGGCCGCCATCCTGGCCCGCCATCGGAGCATCTACGCGTACTGCAAGGCGACCGGCGTCACCAAGAGCGTGGTGCTGCAAGTGTTGGCCGGTCGCTATCCCGGCAACGTGGCCCGGCAGACGGCGCGCATCCGGGCTTCCCTGGCCGACACGCCGCCAGCCGTTCCAGGTGGCGAACCGCCGTCCATGACGGCCGTTTACGAGGCCCTGGAGCGCGTGGGTTGCGCCAGATGCCGGCAGACAGACAAGCGGCGTTGCAAAAGCTGCCGGGCGCTTTGGGAGCGGCAGGCGGCGGAAGTGGCGGCCCTGTATGCGGCGGCCGCGATTTCTCAACTTGGTTGATACGAGGCGAGGCCATGAGCGAGAAACGCCAAAAAACGACAACGATTTTGCTCCGAAACCAGGGCAAGACGGTCAAGCTGGAGCTCTTCCCGGCCGCGCAATGGGGTGGTCCTGCCGACGCCTGCCGCGTGCGCCTGGACGGCTGCTGGCATGCCCCGGCAGGCGAGCGCCATGCGTTTTTCACGCCGGCCGGCTTGATGGGCGTGCTGTTTCGGCTCGTGGCCGATCGGGAGTTGCTCCAGGACGCGCCGCAGCCGCCGTACCGGCGCGGCGATCGGGTGTCCGTGCCCACCGGCCGGATCGGGGCAAATGGGGAGCCGACATACGAAGGCACGTGGCTGGCCGGCGTGCCGATCCTGGGCATGGACGGCCGTTGGTGGGCACCGGTCGTGGGCCGCGATGATCCCGTGGCTCTGGACACCATAAGGGGGCACGTATGAGTGTCGTGGATGACGTGCTGGCGCTGCTGGCAAAGGGGTATCTGCCATACACGGGACATGTGGAAGGCAGTGCTTATGCGGCGTTGAGCTGCACCAAGCGCAATCCCCGCTGGTTTTACCAGGATCGGAAGTTCGTGTGCCTGGGTTGCACGCGACGGTGCAGCCTGGTCGATCCGGTGGGTTTCGAGCTGGTGTTGCCGGTGACCATGCGCTCGAAAAAGCTGGTGTATGCGGCGCTCCCGGCGGTTTCCGCCAGGGAGCTGGTCACGAAGAAGGTGTTGTTGACCATCCCCGAAGTGGAATTCGTGTTGTCTGTCGGCCGCACCCGGGTTTGGGAGATGATCCAGGAAGGCCGGCTGGACAAGCACCCGGATTCGCCGCCGGCCCGGGTCACGGCAGAGAGTGTGCGGCGGGAGCTGGCGCGGACGGCGGGATAAGAGGAAATGTTTACGAGACATCGGTTCCCGCGTATTGTGTCTAAAACCAGGGGATCAAACATGGATGCTCTCATTGTGTTGTCGGTTATCGGTGCCATCCTGTGTTATCTTGCATATACAGGCAGAGGAGAACGTGCACACCAACGAAATTTAGAAACAACAAGACATAATGTGCGACGTCTTCTCGATATTATATACGAAAAGCACGACACAGCTAAATCGTCTACGAATATTGTCACAAGGAAAAAAGAGATAGACGAAGCAATGCAAATTGCAAATGAACTTGAGAATTCGTATTCGGATTATGCAAATTACAAATCTTTGTTAGGAGAATTAGAAGAAACAAAAATTTCAATATACACAAGTGTCATAACAAACAAAGTGTCGCATTTGATGAGAAAGTCAAAACATTCTGTCTCGGTGGACAAGAAAATAGAATGCGCGTCAGCTGCTATTTTTGAAATAGAGACTGGCCTTCGAGATGCGCATGTCAATAAGGCAGTCCTGAAAAAGCGCAAGAAAGCTATAGAATCATATATAGACAAGGTTAAAATTGAAGAGCTCAGACAAAAACGCAGAACGTCATGAATTTAAAAAAGAATACGCTAAGGCGGTCGATTCCTATCTTGACATGTTGTTCTTGTTAAATCGCAAAAACCATGGTGACGCTGATCTGTCTGAAAAAATAAACAACATAAGTGTTAAGATTGAAGCTCTTCGGAAAAGTATCGCATCGGTTTAAAGCTAATATTTAAGTATCTCGTTTTGCGACGCCGGGGTGGCTTAAAGCTCCCCCGGCGTTTTTGTTTCCGCCCCCGTCCGTCCCGCCCTCTTGCCTCTTCAAGCCGCACGGTAGACAGCGACATCCCACGCCGAGGAGGCGCACATGAAATGGTTGTCGTTGTGCATGGTGTTGGTCCTGCTGCTGGTTGCTCTGCTCTGGCTCCACATGAAACACAAACTGCATGAGTTGGACCGGGCCGCCGGCGACCAGGCCGTGGTGGTCCAGGTCTTAAACGGCGGAACGCTCATTGTTGTCGTGCCCGTGCTCGTGGAACTCGATGGTGTGACCGCGCCCGATCCCGACGACGCCGACCTCAATACGCAGGCCCTGGGGGAGCTGGCCCGAAACTGGCTTACCGACCGTCTGTCGGCCGGCAGCGTCGTGACACTGCGGGGCGGCCATACCGAATTCCGCCGCCGATCCACTGTGGAGGATGCCTTCGGCGACGTGGGGGCCGAGATGTTGCGCCGCGGCTTGGTGCAGGCTTCCAAATGACCCTTCGCAAAATTGTGTCCGCGTCCGTCCGTGCCGTGCCGGCCATGCGGTATCGGCTGGTTTATGGTCCGCCCAGTTTTTGGGGTGTGGGCATAGGCCGGCCCCGGCAAGGAGGTGCGCATGGGTTTCGTTTTCGGCACGCGGTCGCGATCCGCTCTTGCGGCCTGCCACTCGGTGTTGCGGGCCGTCGCTTCCCGGGCTCTGGAGCTTTCGCCGATCGATTTCACGGTCACGGCGGGCAACGGCCTTTCCCTGGCCGTAGCGCCCTATCCGGCCAGCTCCTCGGCCTCGAAATTCCAGGCCATTGCGAAGGCATTCCGGCAGGCGGCCCAGGAAGCGGGCGTCCCTCTCCGTTGGAGCGGCGATTTCCACTTCTTTGCCGACCTCACCCATTTTGAGATCGACGCGCCCGCCACAACCTCCGCTCCTGCCGCGGAGCCGGTGGCGACCGGGAAAACGGATGGCTCGTCGCTGACGCCGGCGCTTCGTGCCGAATACGAAAGTCTCTTCGCCAGCGCCGCCATCCGGCCGGAGCGCCAGACCATCGTTTCGGCCACGGCCCAACGCATGGCCGACACCAGCCTTTGGCCGCGCTATGTCGCTGTCGCCGACTCGATCGGCGTCCCGCCCCACTTGGTCGCCCTGATCCACGCCATGGAATCCGGCCTGTCGTTCTCCGGGCACCTGCACAACGGCGATTCCCTGGAAGCCCGTACCGTTCATGTTCCGAAAGGACGGCCTCTCGTCGGCAAGCCGCCGTTTAGCTGGGAGGAAAGCGCCTGTGACGCGTTACTCCTGCATAAGCTCGACGCCTGGGGTGACTGGTCCCTTGCTGGCCTCGCCTACGTCCTGGAACGGTACAACGGCTTCGGCTACCGCCGGTATGGCAATGTGAGCCCCTACCTCTGGTCCTTCACCACGGCCTACACGCGGGGGAAATACGTCTCGGACGGTCACTTCGACCCGCAGGCCGTCAGTCAGCAGGCCGGGGCGATGGCGCTCCTTCGAGGGCTGGCCGGATGCGGCAAAGCATACCCGTGGCTGCCGGGCGGCAGCGCGCCATGACCATCATTGAGGCCGAGCAAAAAGGGGAATGTCTCGGCTGTATTTTTCGGTTGGCCGGAGCAAGCCCTCACTGCTGCATGGGGACGCGCCTGGGAGAAACGGAATGCCCGGGAAAATGTGACCCGGACACGCAGCACCCAAAGGAAAAGGAGCAAGACGTATGACGGAAGCGCAAACCCAACCGCAGGCGCAGCCGGCCACCCCGGCCGCCGCCCGTTCGGCCATCACGCAGGCCTCCGTGGAATCGGCCCTGGCCACCCTGGGCGAGGTCGCCAAAACCTTTGCCGTCCCGGTCGATCCCGCGCCGCAAGCCGCACCCCTGCCGCAGCCGGCACAGGCGCAGCCCGCGCCGACCACGGGAACGCTCGGCGAATATGCCGGCCGTCTCGATGCAATCGGCACCACGCTGACGGCTTCGCCCGCCGTGCGGGAATCGCGTCTCAACTCCAGCCGGTTGTGGACCATGATCGGCACGGTGGCCACCCTGGTTTCCCAGCATCCGCTAGGCTTCGAACTCTCGCCCGTCACCCAGGTGTGCATCGTGGGCGTGGCCGCCATCTACATCGCCGCCCGCAGCCTCAAGGGCGAAACCACCGGAGCGTGATGCCATGGACCAACCGCTGGCGGCGACCCTCCTGAAAATCCTGTCGGCCATGGACGCGGGCTCGCTCTCGTTTCTGGTGGCCCTGGTCACGCTCACCCCCATGGGTCTTGTGCTCCTCATCGTGGTCTTTTGGCTGATCGAGGACCGCCGCCGGCGCGCCGACCTGTCGCGCTACCAGAAGGACATGGACCGGATTCTCAAGGCCTATGGCGACGATCTGCGCGTGGTGACCGGCTACTACAAGGATAACGTCAAGCTGGTGGAGTCCTACGAGTCCTTGGCTCAAAGTCTCCACGATCAAGTCGTCCTCAATACCCAGATAATGCAGCGTCTCACCGACGCCATCTGCACCAACCAATACTGCCCGTACGGGCGTATTGCCAAAGGGGACAGCCCCATGAGGAGCGGATTTTAAATGGACCTCGAACGCGCCGCCATGGTCGGCCAGCGAACCGAAAAGGAACTCTCGGCCAAGGGCCTGGCCATCAAGGCGTCCGGCCTCCGGGACTCGCTCCGCTTGAGCTTGCTGCTCACCATCCCGGTCGAGGCCCTGGACGACGAGCGTATCGCCGCCCAGGCCCTGGACTTGGCCCAGACCGTGATGGACCTGCGGGCCGTCACCGCCGAGATCGCGGTCATCAACAAACACCTGAGGGCCTGATCCCATGCCCGCCGTGGCCGGTCGCCGCGAACACCCCATGGAGACCGTGGAGCGCGCCGAGGAATTGTGGTGCGTGGACGGCCTGACCCTGGCCGACGTCTCCGCACGCACGGGGGTGGCCACCTCAACCTTAAAGAGGTGGGCCGAAAAGTACGGCTGGCAGGCCAAGCGGGACGATATACGCAAGGCGCTGGCTTCCATCCGCAGGGATACCATCAAGCTCCGCGCCAAGCTCATCGAAAATTGCCTGGACTCCATGCAGGCCATGGACGCCTTTGCCGTGGCCAAAATGGAAGAGATGGCCCTCAAGGCGGCCGAACTGGCCGACAAGCGGGCCGAGGCCTTGCCGGCGACGGCCCCGCCCATGCGCGAGATCGCCACCGAGGCCGACGCCGTGGCCGCCTTGGAAGAGGCCGTGGGCCTGCGGCTCAACACCATGCTGGCCAGCCCGGACAAGGTGACACTGGCCGCCTTGCGCGAGGTCAAGCAGGTGCTGGACCTGCTCAAGGACATGCGGGCCGCCGCCGGCGCGGCCGCCAAGGACGGAGCCGCGAACCTGGAAAGCGGCATAACCGCCGCCACGGCCGAGCGTATCCGTGAGCTCCTCGGGGGACAGGAATGAGCAACGCGCTGCTGCTGCCTTATCAGGTCCGTTGGAATCGGGACAACAACCCGGTCAAGTTTTGCGAAAAATCCCGCCGCATCGGTTTGTCCTACGGCGATGCCTCTGAATCCGCCATGCTGGCCGGACTCCAACGGTCCCAGGGCGGCATGAGCAGCTATTACATTTCCTACAACCGGGAGATGACCGAGACCTACATCAAGGACGTCGGGCACTGGGCGAAGGTGCTCAACTTGGCCGCGTCGGATTTCGAGGAGGTGGTCCTCGAGGACGAAAAGGACATCCTCGCCTACCGCGTCCGTTTCGCTCCGGGGCACCAGGTGGTCGCGCTCTCCTCGAAACCCGAGAACCTGCGTTCCAAGCAAGGCCGTATCGTCATTGATGAGGCGGCCTTCTGCGACGACCTGGAAGAGCTCCTCAAGGCGGCCATCGCCCTGACCATGTGGGGTGGCATGGTGGAAGTGATTTCCACGCACAACGGCGAGTCCAACCCGTTCAATGACTACATCCTGGACATCCGAGCCGGGAAATTGCCCTACAGCCTGCATCGTTGCACTTTGGACGATGCCTTGGAGCAAGGGCTTTACCGCCGCATCTGTCAAGTACGGGGCCTGCCCTGGTCGCCCGAAGGCGAAGTCATGTGGCGTCAGAAACTGCTCGATCTTTACGGTGCCAACGCCGATGAAGAGCTTTTCTGCATTCCCGCGCGAGGGAAAGGCACCTACCTGACCCGTCAGATGATCGAATCGTGCATGTCGCCGGACATTCCGGTGCTGCGCTGGTCGCCGCCGGCGGAGGATTTCGTGGACTGGCCCGAAGATCGGCGCTTCCGGGAAATGCGGGATTGGCTCGATGCCGAACTGGGGCCGATCCTGGCCAAGCTGCCGCACGAGCTTTCCGCTTTCGTCGGGGAGGACTTCGCCCGATCCGACACCGGGGACCTGTCCGTAGTCTGGCCGCTCGTCGAACTGGAAAATCTCGTTTTGGCCACGCCTTTTGTCCTGGAGCTGCGGGGCTGCCCTTTCCGCCAGCAGGAACAGACCTTTTTCTACATCTGCGACCGGCTCCCCCGTTTCGTGGGCGGAGCGCTCGATTCCCGGGGCAACGGCGAATACCTGGGGGAGGTCGCCCGTCAGCGTTACGGCCCGGAAATCATCAGCCAGGTCAAGGAATCCGAGTCCTGGTATCGGGAGAACATGCCGAAACTCAAGGCGGCTTTCGAGGATAAGACCATCCTCATTCCGAAGGATTCTCTCATTTTGGATGATCTTCGGGCGTTCAAAATGGAGAAAGGCGTGCCCAAAATCCCCGAAAAGCGCACCGGAGGCAAGGGCGGGCAGCGCCACGGCGACGCCGGCGTGGCCGCCGCCCTGGCCGTGTTCGCGGCCAAGACCATTGAGGCCGAGCCTTTTACGGTGGAGACGGCCATGCCCTATACGGCCGGCAGCCTGTTCCGGGGGTATCGATGAGCGACGGCTACCGCAGCTACCGCGAGGCTGGCATATTTGGCCGCCGCACCATCCTTCATGAGCAGCTCCGTATCATTCGGCGCGCCGCCGGCAAAATGACGCTCCGTTGCGCCGAATGCGGCTGTGAGGTCCCGCTTTATGATGCCTATCGTTGCCGCTGGTGCAATTTTTCGTTTTGCCCCAGCTGCGCCGTCAAACATTTCGGACCGGACACAACGGATTGGAGCTTGCCATGAGTGCCCCAGGCCTTTGGATCAATGAACACGATTTCCTGGAATTCGGAGCCACCTCCCTGGCCGAATTGCTCGGCGAGGTGGCTGTGGCCCCGGAGTCGTGGGGCTGGCTCGGCTTGCTGCCCGATCCCGACCCGGTTTTGCGGGAGCGCGGCGACGACATCAAGGTGCTCGAGGATCTGACCTCCGACGGTAAGGTGTGCAGCTCGATCCAGGGCCGGAAAATTAAGACGCTGAACAAGAGGCAATACCGCTTCGAACCGGGCAAGCAGGAAGGCCGGGAGCCGACGCCCGAGGCCAGGCGGCTTTGCGACGACCTGACGCGCGACCTGGAGCGGGTGGACCTTCATAACCTCTTTTCCCAGGTGCTGGACACGCCGTACTACGGCTACACGCCCACGGAAATTCTCTGGCGTCTGGACAGCGGCCGCATGCATGTGCGCGACTTGGTTCCCAAACCGCGCGAGTGGTTCGTCTTCGACGTCGACGGCACCTTGTGCTTCCGGGGCGAAGAGGCCGTCATCACCGGGGACAAGGTGCATCCCTTCAAAATGGTCCTCTCCCGGCACTTTCCGACCTACAAGAACCCCTACGGCCTGCGCTTGCTCTCGCGTTGTCTGTTCCTGGTGGCTTTCAAGAAGGGGGGCATCGAGTTCCTCATGCGCTTCGCGGAGAAGTTCGGGATGCCCTGGGTCGTGGGCGAAGCGCGGCCCGGGGCGCAGCCGAAAGAACGCCAGGAAATGAAGACGGCCCTTTCGGCCATGATCCGCGACGCCGTGGCCGTGGTCTCGGGCGGGGCCAAGGTCCGTATCGAATCCGTGGAAGGCAAGGCCACGGGTGGCCTGCACCTGTCCATCGTGAACTACATGGACGCGGCCATCGCCCAGATCATCCAGGGGCAGACGCTCACCCAGGAAATCGGTTCCAAGGGCAGCTACGCCGCCGCCAACACCCATTACGAGGTGCTGACGGACTACGCCGAGGCGGATGAGGCAATGGTGGTCACGGCCATGAACGACCTTGCCTGGGTTTACGGCCAAGTGAATGCCCCCGACGCCCTGACGCCCGTGTTTTCCTATGTGGAACCCGAGGACCTGGAAAGGAAGGCCAAGCTCGGACGATCGCTTTACGCCCTTGGCGCACGTTTCAAGGAACCGTACTTCGAGAGCTTCGGCCTGACGTCCGAGGAATTCAGCGTGGCCAGCGTCGAGGCGCCGGCCTCCGACGCCGGCGAAACCGCGGCGTTCGCCGCCGGCGACGGCCGTTTCACCCCGGACCAGGAGGCCGTTGAACGGCTGGTGACGGAAGCGCTCAAGGACGGCGGCCGGGCCGTTCGCGACCAAGTCGGCCGCATCCTGGCCCTTGTCGAACGGGCCGAGTCCTGGGAGGACGCCGAGCTCCTGTTGCTCGAAGCCTTCCCGGACCTGGACGACGGCGACTTCCAGACGGCCGTGGAGGCGGCACAGGTCGCCGCCGATCTGCTCGGCCGCTACGCCGTGCGCCTGGAGACCGGCAATGTCGGATAGGCCGTCGCCCATCGCCTTCACACCGGTACGGCCCACCGAGGCCATCCAGTTTCTGCGCGATAAAGTTCCCGTCACCCGCGCCCAGTTCGACCAACTCTCCGACGCGGTGAAGGCCCGGGCCTTCACCGTTTCAGGTTTGGCCAGTGTCGACTTGGTCGAGATCGTACACCGTTCCATGATCGAGGCGTTGGAGAAAGGCACACCCCTCAAGGAATGGAAAGCGAGCGTCAGCCAAGCCCTGGACGCGGCCGGCTTCACGGGCGAGCGGCCGCTCCGCCTGGAGACGATCTTTCGCACAAACGTCCAGTCCGCCTACATGGCCGGCCGATATAAAGAGATGTGGGCCATGCGGGATACCTTCCCGTATTGGCAGTATTCGGCCGTCAACGACGGCCGCACCCGGCCGGCCCACCGGGCGCTTTCCGGCAAGATTTACCCGGCCGAGCATCCCTTCTGGAAGACGTGGTATCCGCCCAACGGTTTCAATTGCCGCTGTTCGGTCAAGGCGCTCACCCGCCGCCAGGTCGAAGACCGGAGCCTGACCGTCGAGGAGGACATCCCGGAGGAGATCGACACGGCTTCCGGGCCGGTGCGCATCGTCCCGGACCAGGGTTTTGCAACCAATGTGGGAGAGGACTGGCTGGAGTCGCTGACGCCCGGCCCTCTGGCCGAGGAGATCAAGCCGCTTGTCACACGGGCCATCTGCCGAGGCGGCCTGGCCTTTGCCGACGATCCCTGTCGGCCGCCGCTGGCCGGGCTCGATCCCCGCCACGTGCTGCGCGTGGACGCGGCGGACATCCTGCCGGCGGGACTGGCCCCGGAGCGCTACGTCCAGGCGTTCTTGTCCGATTTCGGGATAACCGACATCGAGGGGGCCAAGGTCGTTATCTTGCCCGGCGTGGAACTGCCCATGGTGGTCGGCAAGGGATTTTTCATCGACAAGGGCAACGGGCAGTGGAAGGTCGACAAGTCGGGCCGTGCTCCCTACGTCCGGCTCTTGGCCCAAACCATCCGCAACCCTTACGAGGTGTGGCAAGTGCCTGCCGAGGTCTCGGGAAAACCCGTGGACACCTTGCGGCTGTTGCGCTTGTTCAGCCTGGACGGCAAGCGCATCGGCGGTTTTTCGGTGTTCAACCTCGTGCGAGGACGGCAGTGGCAAGCCGCGACGGCGTTCACGCCAAAGGTGACCGCCGCGTCGGAAGCCAGGATGCTCGAATACCTGGAAGCACAGAGGGTGGGGACACTGGTCTTTCGCGAGGAACTCAAGGAGGGCGAGGCTCCTTGAGCGGCCGGCGCGCCTATCGATCCCCCTCGCCGGGGCTCGGCCGCGTCGTTACATCCTCATATGCCCTGTGTAGTCATGCGCTATGACACGGTCAAGCGCCCACGAGGTCTTAGACCTCTTTTGACCGCCTGATCCCGTCCCTGCACCGGGACCGCTCCCCCGTCCGCCCCGGCCTCCTCCCGCTTCGGCGGCTGCCTCGCCGAATCTTAGACCTATTTTAGACCTAGGATTATCCCGGGATTATCCCACCTCTCCCCCAAAGCGCGGGGCATTGTCGCATTTGTGTCCGTGCGCGTCCGTAGCGCGCTCCTGCGTCCTCGCCCCCTCGGGCATAACCAGGGCCATGGCAGCGCTCACCAAATGGATCGAGATCGCCCGCGCCGGCGGCCCGTACACGGCCCTGTCCGGCGAGGCGGTCACCATCACCCGCGACGACCTGGAAACGGCCGTGACCTCCTTCGACCCGGCCGACCGCCGCGTGCCGCTGGTGCTCGGGCATCCCAAGCTCGACGACCCGGCCTACGGCTGGCTCGCCGACGTCAAACGCGACGGCGACGTGCTGCTGGCCCGCTTCGGCGACGTCCCGGACCCGGTGCGCGAGGCCGTGGACCAGGGGCGCTACCGCAATGTTTCGGCCAAGTTCGCCCGGGGGTGGCGGCTTTGGCATGTGGGCCTGTTGGGGGCGGCCCAGCCGGCCATACCGGGCCTCAAGGAGGTCCGGCTGGCCGGGGCCGAGGATGGAATCACCTTCGAATTCGCCAAGGAGGCGGACATGGATGAACTGGCGCGGCTGCGGCAGGAGCTTGCCGACGTCAAGGAGGCCTTGCGCAAGGCCCGGGAGGAAATCACCCGGCTTACGGCCGAGAAGGCCGGCGAAGGCAAGGCCAAGGAGCTGGCGACCCGGATCGACGAGCTGACCCGCAAGCTCGAGGCGACCGAGGAAGCCCGGGACAAGGCGGTCAAGGAGTTCGCCGCCTTCAAGGGCGAACAGACCGCCAAGGGCCGGGAAGGCCGTTTCGAGGCACTGGTGGCCGCCGGCAAGGCCCTGCCCGGGGAGCGGGCCAAGGTGCTGGCCTTCGCCGCCGCCCTGGGGAGCGCCGGGGGCGAGATCGAACTCGCCGCCGGCGACGGCAAGACCGAGAAGGTCGGCCACGAGGAAGCCTACTGGCGCGAGTTGGAAGGTCGGCCGGATAACGGCCTGACCCGGGAATTCACCGCTCCCGCCGGGGGCGGCGGCAACAAGGAATCCGACAGCGGCAGCATGGCCGCCAAGTTCTAGGAGGCGGCCGTGACGAACCACAACGCGAATCTCGGGTCCCTGGACCTGGTCGAAAAGAAGGTCACGGCCGGCGGCCATCCGGTCATGCTCCGGTCCTGGCCATTGCGTCCGGACGCGGGAGAACTGGCCGCCGGCCTGCTCGTCGCACGCGACAAGACCGGCCAAGTGCATGCCTACGGCGAGGACCTGGCCGAAACCGTGGGGAGCGGAGACGGGGCCGCCAAGGACTTCTCGGGAACCCTCGGCCCGGTGGAACCCGGCATCGCCGTGACCGACGGCGTGGAGGCCTTTGCCGACGACGGCTTCGGCACCCTGACCGGTTCCGCCGGCGGCACGGGCAAGGTCGATTACCCGTCGGGCCGGTTCAAGGTGCATTTCAACGCCGCGCCGGCCAATGCGGCCGCCATCGTGGTCACCGCGACCCATGTCCCGGCCGGCGTGCTGACGCGCGACGCGGATGCCGCGGCCGATGCCGTGGGCCTGGTTTGCGTGTCCGGCCCCGTGATGCGGGCCGCCCTGCTGGTGGGCGACGCCCCGGCCGACGCCACTTCCCTGGCGCAACTCGAACGGATGGGCGTCTGGCCCCTGTAGGCCGCCCTCGGAGGTTCCATGTCCCTGTACGTCAACATCCGCCGGCTTTTCACGCTGGCCGCCATCCGCAAGACCATCGAGACCGCGCCGCCGCTGGTCACCACGGTCTACGACACCTGCTTCCCTCCGGCCGTGCGCATCGAGCACGATTCGCCGGTCATCCCCGTAGCCGAGGTGCGGGGCATCGCCAACGTCATTCCCGTGGTGCAGCGCGGCGCGCCCAGCCAGCCCATCGTCACCGAGTCCATGCGCGCCGACTACATCGAGCCGCTGCCCGTGCGCGCCCACGTCCCGGTGACGGCCGTGGAGCTCAACAACTTCAAGCTCATGGGGGAAGTGTCCAAGGAACGCTGGGCCGCCCGCAAGACGCTGGCCCTGCGCGCGAGCATTCGCCGCAGCATCGAGGCCTTGGCCGCACAGGCGCAGTTTAACGGCGAGATCAACTACCCCATGCTGCTCTCGAACGGTGCCTTCGCCCGCTACCGGGTGTCCTACGGCAGCGCCATCCAGACCTACGCCCCGGAAAAGACGTGGAATACGGCCGGCATGAAGTTGACCGACGTCTACACCCAGCTCGACGACATGGCCACGCTGCTCCAGGAGGAGGTCGCCGGCTCCATCCGTTTCCTGGCCGGTAGGAAGGCCTATGCCGCCTTACTCGGGCTGGTCCAGGCGTTCGGCTCCACGGCCAAGGTGTCCGTGGCCTGGGACGAACGCGGCATCAACGTGGGCGGCCTGGTCGTGGCCAAGATGGCCGAGACCTACAAGGACCCGGAAACCGGCGCGGCCACGCCCAAAATCCCGGAAATGGAAATCCGGGCAGTCGTCGCCGACTCCAACGCCTTCTTTTACGGGGCCATCGACGACCTCGACGCCAACTTGCAGCCCCTGCCGTTCTTTTCCAAGCCCATCCGGCTCGAAGACCCGTCCGAGATGCGCATCGTGGGCGAATCCAAGCCGCTGCCGGCCCCGGTGCCTCGCGCCGTGTGCAAGGCCGTGGTCGTGGCCTGACGGAGGTGCGCCATGGCCTACATCACCCTCGAGGACCTCCGGGCGCTCATCCAGGAACGCGACATCCTGGACCTGACCAACGACGCCGGCACGGCGGCCGACTTGTCCGACCCGGCCGTGGCCCAGGTCCTGGCCGACGTTTTCGACCAGGCATCCCAGGAAGTGGATGCGCACCTGGCCGGAGTGGCGGACGTGCCGCTGGCCGTGCCGCCGCGCATCGTCCGGCAGCTCGCCGCCCGGATCGCGCGCTACCGGCTCTACCAGCGCCGCCCCAACCTCGGGGACATTATCAAGCCCGTGGCCTCTGACTACAACGGTGCCGTCGCCCTCCTGGAACAGTTCGCCGCCGGCACGCTCAAACTGCCGGGGTCCATCGGTAGCGACCCCGTGGTTCCGGGAGACAGCGGCCTGACCGCATCGGGCGGCGTGCCGCGCTTCGGGGACGCTTTCTGGAAAAGGGTGCCGTGATGGATTTTCGCATCGAAGTGGTCGTCGCGCCGGCGGCCGGCTTCCTGGGCAGGCTCCTTGCGCGCCTCGACGACATGACGCCGGCCATGTCCCTGATCGGCAGGCTGATGGGGTGCAGCATCCAGGAAAACTTCGAGCTGGGGCACGGCCCGGACGGCCAGCGCTGGAAGCCGAGCCTGCGGGCCAAACTCCAGGGCGGCCAGACCCTGGTCGATACCGGGGCGCTCATGTCCGGCATCGTCTACGAGGCTTCGCCCGACCGGGTGGAGATCGGCCCGAGCGGCCCCTCGCTCCGGTATGCGCGCATCCACCAGGAGGGCGGCGAGATTCGCCCCAAGGCGGCCAAGGCGCTTTTCTTTCGGGGCGCGGACGGCAAGGCGCGCACGGTCAAGGTGGTTCGCATCCCGGCGCGTCCCTACATGGGCATAAGCGCCGAAGACTGGAACGGCATCGGGGAAACTCTCCTCGACTACCTGGGAGAGGCCAATGGTTGAAATCCACGAGATGGAAGCGGCGCTGGTGGCCGCCCTGGAACCGCTGCGGGAAAGCCACGGCGTGCGCCAAATCAAGACCTACGGCGACGACCTGGAGCCCGAAGCCTTGCAACGGCTCCTGCCCAACCTGCCGGCGCTGCTGGTGGTCTACGCCGGTTCGGTCATCGCGGACCTGGGCCAGCGGCAGGTCGACCGGGGAGCCTACTTCGTCTTCGTCTGCGACCGCTCACTGCGGGCCGAGGCCGACGCCCGGTCCGGCGCGTCCGGGGCGTACCGGCTCCTGGGCGCGGTGCGCCAGCTCCTGCACGGCAAGGAGATTTTCCCGGACATGCCGGCGCTGCTCAAGCGCCAGGAAACCTTCCTGTCCCGCCAGGACATGACCGCCTGCTACGCGGTTTTCGAGATCGCCCAGCCCTATATGCTCGGCGAATAAGGAGAATGGCACATGCCCGAACAGCAAGAACAGCAAGTGCAATTGACCCGCAAGGCCGTGGTCATGGCCAAGTTGGAAGAGCAATACGCCACGTTGCCGGCCATGGAGGCCAAAAACGGCGTCCTGGTCAACAACGGCGTGGACGTGGAGCCCACGGGCGAGAAGGTCAAGCGCGACGTGGTGCGCCGCACGTTTTCCCCGGCCGGCGCGGTCATCGGGGTCAAGAAGATCGTCTTCAAGACCCAGGTCGAGGCGCGCGGCGGCGGCCTGGACGGGGCCGGCAAGGTGCTGCCGCCGGACTGCGAGCCGCTGCTGCTGGCCTGCGGCACCCAGCGCACCGACGTGGTGCGGCTGACGGTGAACAGCGTGACCGGGGTCCTGCTTGGCGAAACAGTCACCGGGGCCACGTCCCACGCCACCGGGGTGGTGCATCACATCGACGGCAAGGACACGCTGGTGCTCAAGACGGTGGTCGGCGTCTTCCAGGCCGAGCAGATCACCGGCGGTTCGTCCAACGTCACCGCCGACGTGACCGCCGTCGCGCCCGGCATCGAATACCGGCCGATCACGGCAGACCCCGTGGACCAGGATTCCACGTCCGTACTCTTCTACAAAAACAAAATCCTCTACACCGTGGTCGGCGCGCGCGGCACCTTCACGATGAACTGCGCGGTCAACAAGTACCCGCTGTTCGAATTCACCATGACCGGCCTGTGGACCGATCCGGCCGACGTCGCGAACCTCCCGGACCCGGAATACGTGAAGCACAAGCCGCCCATGTTCATGGGGGCCAATCTCGTTATCGACGACTACCGGCCGGTGGTCACCGAGCTCACCTACGCCATGGGCAACACCATCGTGGACCGCCTGGACGCCAACGCCGCGGACGGCATGGTGGGCGTGCTCATCACCGGCCGCGAGGCCACGGGCACGGTCAACCCGGAAATGGACGCCCTGGCCAACTTCAACCCCTGGGCCAAGTGGGAGGCCGCCGAGACCTCGCGCATCGCCACGCTGTTCGGCAGCAACCCGGGCAACCGGCTTCGCATCGAGCTGCCCGCCGCCCAATACGACGGCCTCAAGCACGCCGAGCGTTCGGGCATCGCCGCCTACACCGCCAGCTACATCGCCAACGCCCACCGCGACGCGGGCGACGACGAATGGCGTTTGACCATCCTGTAACCCCAAGCCTGAAAAGGAGCCTGTATGTCGGAAGTGACGCAACCCTTTGTTCTGGGAGGCAAGAACATCCTGGAGATCAAGGACAAAATCTCCGGGGCGCTCCTGGAATTTTACTACCGCATGCCCGTCCAGGCCGAACGGGACGCCTACCAGAAGTCCATCATCAAGCACAAAGGCAACAAGGTGCTGTCCAAGGCCAACACCTTCCAGGAGCAAACCGCCCTGGGGAAACGCCTGCTGACGGGGTTCAAGAAAGGCTGCCTGGCCAATGAAGCCGGCCAGATCATCAGCTCGGACCAGGGCGACCCGGCCTACGATCCGACCTGGAAGTCGCTGATCGAAAAGCACCGGCCGGACTTCCTGGCCGCCGTGGGCCGTCGGGTCATCAACTCCACCGTCTCCCCGGACGAGGAAAACAACTTCGAAGTCGTGGAGGACTTCGGCGAGGACCCTTCGAATCCGTTATTCGACGACACTTCGACGGATGCACAGGACCAGACCAGCCCCTTGCCGAGTGCGTAGAGGCCAACGGCCCGTGGCTGCGGGCGGCCTGCGCCGGCTGTGACAAGCGCCTGGCCGCCCGCAGCCCCTACGTGAGCCACTTGATCTATCTGCGCATCAAGCGTCTGGGCGGCTACCCCTTCGGGCAGGACGACCTGGACGAACAGACGTGGATCGACCTGGGCATCCTGGAGCTCCATTACCAACGCCAACAGCTGGAACTCTATTACCAAAGCCATCTGCGACTGTTTTAAGCCATGACCACTCCAGAAAACCGCGTCCGCATCGTCATCGAGGCCGACAATGCTTCGGGCCGTCGGGGAATCCAGGAAACCGCGCAGGACCTGGATTCCCTGAAGGCCAAGGGGCAGGCCGTCGATCTGAATGGCGCGCTCAAGCTCGACGCCAGCGCGGTGACGCAGCCGGTCACCAAGGCGACGCAGGCCCTGGACGCCATGGGGACCACGGCCAAGAAGGCCGGCGACGAGGCCGGCGCGGCCATGGCCACGGCCGGCGCGGAGATCAAGAAAGCCGGCAGCGAAGCCGAAGCCGGGGGCAAGGCCGGCAACACGGCCATGCGCAACCTGGGCGGCGGCGCGGCCGAAGCCAGGGCGCAGGCCGAGGCGCTCGGCGCGAACCTTTCCGACATCCGCGCCCTGGCCGCCCAGCTCGTCCCGATCCTTGTCGCCGCGTTCGGCGTCGACCAGGTCATTTCCTTTGCCAACCAGGTCGTGGGCGCGGCCATGGCCATGGAGCAGTTGGGGGCAACCTATCAGGCGGTGTTCAAGGATGCCGCCGCGGAGCAGCTCCGCTACGCCGCGTCCATGGCCGACGCCTTCGGCAAAAGCCTCCTCGACGTCGCCGGCTCCTACAAGAAGTTCGCGGCCGCGGCCGATGCGGTGGGCCTGTCCACGGCCAACCAGCAGCGGACCTTCGAGGCGGTCACGGCGGCCCTGACCAAGGTCGGCGGCTCCTCCCAGGACGTGGCCGGCGCGCTGCTCGCCCTGGAACAAATGCTGTCCAAGGGCACGGTGCAGGCCGAGGAATACCGGCAGCAGTTCGCCGAGCGCATCCCGGGCGCGCTCAAGATGGGCGCGGACGCCCTGGGCGTGACCACGGCCGCCTTCCAGAAGATGATGGAAAACGGCGAGGTCGTTTCCACGGAGTTCATTCCCAGGCTGGCCACACAACTTGAGCGCTTCGGCGACGGCTGGCAGGCCACGGCCGACACGGCCCAGGCCAACGCCGAGCGCCTCCAAAATTCCTTCCTGGAGCTCTCCAACTCCCCGGCGTTGACCGGGCTC